GGCGGCGGGCCACTTGTCGTTGTAGCCGCGACGCCGGGCGATGTGGGCCAGCATCGCCAGCCAGCGGTCCTTGACGTAGCGCGGCGCCGACGGTCCCTTGTCGGACATGGTCAGCTCGCGCAGCTCACCCTTCTGTTCCGTCAGTGACGTCTGCTTCTTGGCTTGAAAGCCGCAGGCCGGGCACTGGTAGATTCCCGCCGGGATCAGGAAGGCACAGGCCGGACACGCCTTGGGCAGCTTCTCCGCCCGGGGCTTGGCCGCCTGCTTCTCGCCCTTCTTCGTGGTGTCGAGCGAATCGTAGTGGATGTCGTTGATCAGGCCGAGCTTCAGTGACGTGCCTGAGTGGTCGAGGACGAGGAGGTGGTCCTTCTCGCTCTTGCCTTCCGGTGTCGGCCGCAATCCCCTGCCGAGCATCTGGACGTAGAGCATCTCCGACTTGGTGGGCCTCGCCAAGATGATGCACCTGACGTCCCAGTCGATGCCGGTCGTCAGAACGCCAACATTGCACACCACTTCGATCTCGCCAGCTTCGAAGCCTTGGCGGACCAGTTCCCTCTCCTCGACCGGCGAGAATGCGTCGAGGTAGGCGGAGCGCACTCCGGCTTCAGCGAAGCGGTCGGCAAGGTGGGCGGCATGAGCCCGATCGACGGCGAAGAGGAACGTCGGTCGGCCCCTCCCCTTGTCGAGCCACGTCGAGACGATGTCAGCCGTCAGCTTCGGCATGTCCATGGCACCGCTGAGGTCGCCGAGATGGAAGTCGCCAGCCACGGTCCGGACGCCGGACAGCTTCGGCACGTACGGGGCGAAGGTCCTGAAGTTGGAGAGCCAGCCCTCCTTGATGCCGTCGTCGATGGTGCCGGCGACCACCAGCGGCCCGAAGTGCAGGCCGAGCCCCTTGGTCCATGGCGTCGCCGACAGACCGATGAACACGGTGTCGGTCCACTCGGCGAGCAGCTTCTCGTAGTGGACGAACCAGCGGTGGACCTCGTCGATGATCATCACGTCCGGAGCCACTACGTCGCGCCGCATCAGGGTCTGGATCGAAGCGACCTGCACCGGCCTCAAGCCGTCGGTCTTCTCGTGCGTCGCTTGGATGACGCCGAGATCGCGGATGTCGTTGCGCCAGAACATGGTCACGGTCTGGTCGATCAGGCTCAACGCCGGCACCGAGAACATCACCAGCTTGTTCTTGCGCAGCGCGCCCTCGACCACCGCTGCGGCGAGGCGGGTCTTGCCGAGACCCGTTGGACCTTGCACCACAATCTTCCTCTCACCGGTCACCACCAACTGACGGAGGGCTGCAAGAGCGCTCTCCTGCCTTGGCCTAAGCAGTTGATAGGTCGTCATGTCCTTGCCCACGCCTGACGATTAACAATCCTAGTGATCTGCTGACGATTAACGCCGAAGCACTCGGCGACCTCTCGATGCAATCTCCCTTCACTGACCAGTCTCCGTATCTCGATTACGTCATCGTCGATGAGCTTCGCGGCGTAATGGGCCGCGCCGAAGTTCTTGACGAGACCATGATCCCGAGCATGGTCATTGTTCGCCCCGTACGTCGACCATTCCAAGTTAGGCTCCACGCAATGGGTCTTGTTCCCGTCCTTGTGATTGACGGTCGGCAAGTTCATTGGGTTGGGAATGAACGCCTCGGCCAGTATCCGGTGGGTGTTCTTCTTCTTCCCCTCCTTAGCGCCGTCGGCCATCAGGGTGACGTACGGATAGCCCGATCTGGCTGTGGGTTGAGCGAGGAATCGTCCCGCTCGAATCGTGCTCCATACTCTTCCGAGATTGCTGACCCAGTACCTCTCGAAGCCGGCGATCTGTCGGAACACTTCGCCTTCCAGTGCGTCTGGGTGGTTCATCGGCTCGCTCCTCCCGTAAGGTCAGCTTACCCTATCTGGTGAGCCAACGCCAGTCCGCAATGGCCCAAGAAGTTGGCATGTCTGTTGCTACGCGCGCGCGGCCCCCCCTCCCTACGGTCGGGGCAGGGCTCAGTCCGTGGAGAGGAAGCGGAGGCTTCTCTTCGTGGCTGGGGCCTTCCCGTCAGTCCCGGCGATTCGCCGGTTGCGCTCTGACCCATCCTAGCGCCGTCGCAGACACAGCCGGACCAGTCCGACCGAGTAGCCGTGCCTGTCCAGTTAGAATGTCGAGTAAGGAGATGTTGCGATCCGACTTGGGATGCCCTAGATGTGGGCCTGTCGGACGGCGTCGATCTTCTACATCGACGTTCAAGAACGGGTCGCTTACTGGTGTGGGCGGCCCGTTCGCTTATGTAAGGGTCAGTGACCCGGGAAGTCAATCGGCTAACTTGTAGCTCTGTGCGATTCCTTCGATCAGGCCGTTGTCCGCTGGTTCGAGCAAGCCCTCCAGCATCACTTCTTCGGCCAGTTCGAGCGGAATGATCCTGCCGTCGATCGAGTAAGAGCGGTGCGGGCGGACGGTCGACAGGGTGACGATCAGGCGGGAGCCGTTGCGCAGGCGCACCATCAGCTGCCACCGGGTCACGTCACCCATCCACGGGTTCGACCATCACCCTGACCATGCCGTCGCCGGGATACTCGGGGTCATCGGCGTTGATCCAGATCGAGCAGATCGATTCGGCCAGCTTGTCGCTCTTGATCAGCTTCAGCTCGACGAGCAAGTCCGAGATCGCCTTCTCGACGTTGCCGAGATCGAGAGCGCAGCGCGCCGGCAGGACGGTGAGATTGTAGCGCCCGGAGATTGGACGGCGCACTGCCGACTGCATCGCGATCCAGCCGGCGTCGCGCTTCCACTTGGTGTAGCGCGCCGTTTTCACCAGTCGCAGCTTGCCAGTCTTGAGCTTGACCGGCCGCCACAGCTCGTTGACCGAGACCGGAATCGGGATGACGAGATTGATCAAGCGTAGAGGTCTGGGCGGAGCTTGATGCGGGGGATGCCGGTGACGTGCGACACCGCGACCACGCGGCCCGACGGAATCCGCCACCACTGCGACACCGCCTGCGAGGTGATGCCGAGCTTGCTGGCAAGGAGTTGAGGACCGCCCCCAGCCGCTATCGCGACTTCGGCGGCCGCCCGCAATTCGCGGGACTTCCTTCGCTTGTTCATGGAATTGCTAGATAATCGATTGCATTGGGTAAGACAAGATTGAGCTTGCGGTTCGCGCAAGCATCGCTTACGTAGGAGGCAAGAGAGGAGCGGTGAACGAACGGGAGCGCCTGCTTAGCCGCATCTTGGCGCAGTACGTGCCCGTACCGTGGTCGGGGTGCCATATCTGGCTGGGAGACCTCAACCACGCTGGGTACGCCATCCTGTCGACGCCGCTCCTCTCGACCAATCTCGTCCACCGTCAGCTCTGGCTATTGGATGGGCGTGAACTGCCGGATTGGCTGACGCTGGACCACCGTTGTTGCGTCCGCTGCTGCATCAATCTGGAGCATCTCAATGTGGCTACGAGCGCCTTCAACGCCCACTTGGCCCACCGGAGGAAGCATGCGCGGTCTCACCGCTGAACAGCAGGAAGCAAGATCGGGCAAGCTCACCGGGTCGATGGTCGGCGCGCTGATGAGCGGTGACCCGGACAAGATTCTCCATCTGTGGCGCATCATGGTGGGCGAAGAGGAAGAGCCCGACCTTTCCAAGGTCTGGCCGGTGCAGCTCGGCGCCGCCACGGAGCAACTGAATCTAGACTGGTTCGAGCTGAAGACGGGACACCCGGTGACCAAGCGCGGAGCCTTCGTCGTCCATCCCTTCGAACACTGGATGGGCTGTACGCTCGACGGATGGGACGATGTCCTGTCGGTGCCGATCGAGGCCAAGCACGTCGGCGGATTCGAGGAGCCGGACGTCGTCCTGCAGCGCTACCAGCCGCAACTGCACTGGACGATGCTGTGCACCCGGACCACCTCGATTCGCTTCTCGGTCATCTACCGGGCGTCGGAGCCGGCGGTTGAGACCATCCACCTGCACCAGCCCTACGCCGACGGATTGTTGAAGCGGGCCAAGGAGTTCATGGTCTACGTCGACACCTTCACGCCCCCCGTCGTCATGCCCCGGGTCGAGGCGCCCGTCCTGCCCACCATCACTGTGGATATGACCGCAACGAAACTCTCCAACCAGTGGGGTGATGCCGCAGCTCGCTGGCTGGAGAATATCCCCAGTGCCATCCGCGCTGACGAGGCCGAGAAGGAACTGAAGGGCCTCTGCCCGGTGGAAGCGCGCGAGGCGCACGGCGCGGGAGTTAAGATCACCAAGGACAAGAAGGGCCGGATGTCATTACGGGCCAGCAAGTCATGAAGGAGCAAGCCATGAACGTCCCAGCCATCACCACCATGACCCCCGACCAGATCGAGCTGATCAAGAACACGATCGCGCGGGGGGCCAGCGACGACGAGCTGAAGCTGTTCTTGTACCAGTGCCAGCGCACGCGCCTCGATCCCTTGGCGCGGCAGATATACGCGGTCAAGCGCTGGGATTCGCAGCTCCGCAAGGAGACCATGGCAACGCAGGTCTCGATCGACGGCTTCAGATTGATCGCCGAGAGAACCGGTGAGTACGAGGGCCAGACCGGACCATTCTGGTGCGACTCCCACGCCATGTGGGGCGACGTCTGGACCGGCGGCGGTCCACCCACTGCGGCCAAGGTCGGTGTCTGGAGGAAAGGCTTCCGCGAGCCGACGTGGGGCGTGGCGCGATTCGACGCTTACGCCGGCAAGAACAAGGAGGGCAAGCTCAGTCGGATGTGGGCGCAGATGGGCGACGTGATGATCGCCAAGTGCGCTGAAGCGCTCGCCTTGAGAAAGGCATTCCCGCAAGAACTCAGTGGCTTGTACACCTCTGACGAGATGGCGCAGGCCGACAGGGAGCCGGCCAATCCAGTGCCCGACGCCGACAAGGGTCCGCAGGTGATGGCAATCGGTGCGCCCAAGCCGACAACGAGATTCTCGCATGACGAGCCCATTCCCACCGCAGCCGACCTGCACAGCGACGCCATCGTCGATCCCGGCACGGGTGAGATGACGCCCTACAAGATCGTCATCGACACCTCGGAGCGCTCGTCGCAGCAGGTCTGGGTGGCCTACGCTCAGAAGCTTCTGGCCGGCATCACCACCGCCCGCTGGCCAGCCACGATCAACGACTGGCTGAAGGTGAATTCGGCGGTGCTGGCGGTGATGTCGAACGAGGCGCCCAAGACCTACAAGCGGATGATCGAGGCCAAGGACCGCTACAAGGCGACCCTGCCGCCCCCACCGAAGACCCCTGATCCACCCGCGCCGGTCAAGGTCGCGCCCAACGCCAAGGACCGCGCCAAGGTGATCGTTGATCACGAGGGGCCGGACGACGCTGTGGAGAAGTACGACCCGGAGACCGGCGAGGTCTTCGAGCCGCAACCGGTCCCCGGCCACCCGCCACCCCTCGACTACACGCCCTCCGACCAGCCTCGCCTGCCGCCGGAGGATAGCGCTGCCGCCCTCACCGGGCTCCTGCGCCAGCTTGGCAGGGTCGGCACCATGACCGCCTTCAAGGCGTGGGAAGCCAAGGCTCACCCCGCCATCGCCGCCATGCAGCCGGAAGACGTCGGCGTGCTGGAGAGCGAGATGGAGGCGAAGAAGGTCGAATTAACGGACGTTGACGGTGGCGCAGAAGAGTGACCTGCCACAGATCATCGTCACCCTGAAGCCACGGCAGATTCTGTCGCCGGCTTCAGGGCTCGACGCCGAACTGCTCGATGCCTACCGCCCCGGCGATATCTTCGGCCTCGACCCGGAGCCGAAGCGCTCGCCGCCATTGCACCGCACCTACTGGCTGGCACTTTCCCGCGTCCTCGAATCGACCGGTCTGTCGGACGACTACCCGACCAAGGAGAAGCTGCACGCCGCCCTCTTGTGGGGCCTCAACTACGTCCACGTCGAACTCGACGATCACCGCCGCCCCCGCCTTGCCAGAGATTCGACAGCCTTCCACAACATGCGCACCGACGCCGAGTTCAAGCCGTACTTCGACTTGGCGATGGCCGCGCTGACAAGGATGACAGGCCTCGATGCACTTGACTTCCTCGCGGACTGATCCGCGCGAACCAGAGGTCTGGGTGACCTCCATTCTGCGCGTCCTGTTCGTCGAATCGGAGCAGAGGGAGGGTCGCCTGCTCCGGCACCGCTGGTACGGCTGTCTGGCCAACGATCTCTCCTGCAAGGCACGGAAGGAGTACGTCGGATTCCGGGGCGAGCATGCCTTCTCATTGAAGTACGAGCTGCCGTGGGAGCCCCTAGAGAGCCAGTTCGGTGACGACGGCATCGACTTCGTAACGCCGGCCGGAACCATCGACGTCAAGACCTCATCCAAGAATGACGAACTGCGCGTCTATTGCCGCACCGGGGTCAACGCCCGCATCTACGTCCGCGCCTACCACAAGTGGTGGGATGACAGCATCCAGTTCCGGGGCTGGGCGCTGGGCAGCACGGTGCGCGCCGCCGAGATTCGCGATCCGCATGGCGATCCCTACTATCGCATTGCGATGGGAGAGCTTGAGCGCATGGACGACCTGAAAATCAGATGACCACCCACCACAAGATGTACGGCTATCATCTCGGCCTGTGCGCCATGCGCTGGGCATCGGACCTCTACGAATTCGACAAGACGTACTGGCGCATGGTCGGCGGCAAGCGGCCGAAGAAGGCAACGGCACTGCTCAACGCACACATCCGGCGCTGCAATGGAGAGGGCTCGCCGCAGGCCTGCGACGAGGTCTACAACGAGGTCACCAAGCGATGAATGTCAGGCTGGACGACGACGTTGCCGAGATCAGGATCGTCTCCGGAACGATCAATGGCCGGCCGGCAATCGCGCTCAGGGTCATCATCGACCACGACACCGGAGTCAGCATCCCCTTCTTCAACCGGGCTGAAGCCCAGCAATTCGCGCAAGCCTTCAATCAGGCGATTCGCGAAGCCTTCGACAGCGCCAAGCTGCAGTGATGGCAAGCAAGCTGCCGACCAGACCGATCGAGCCCGGCGGCGAATTCCGTCGACCACGGGTCAAGAACCACAAGCACCTCGACTTCATCCGCAGCCTGCCCTGCGTGATCTGCCACAAGGCCGGCATAAGCGAGGCCGCCCACATCCGCTTCAGCGAGATTCGCCACGGCAAGCGAGCCGTCGGCGCGGGCGAGAAGCCAGACGATAGATGGGTGCTGCCCTTATGTGCGGAGCATCACCGTGAACAGCACAGCACGAGTGAGAGCCTGTGGTGGAAGACGCAGGGCATCGACCCACACGTCGTCGCCGCCCTGCTCTACTCGCACTCGGCGGCTGACGATCAACGCGGAGCGCTGGCAGTGATCCAGTTCGCCACCAGCTTCTAGGGCGGCCTAGGCGGCGGCAGGAATTCGCGCGGCGGCTCTTCTGGCAGGGGCGGAGGATTCGACTGCTTGATCATGTCCATGAGCACGTCGAACTCGCGGTCGTGGGTCTTGAGGATGGCGACCATCTGCGCCGACGTCACTGACAAGACCTTGTCCATCTGGCTCTGCTGTACCGTGAGCAAGTTTTCGAGGTGCTGCTGCTGCCCGGAGATCAGCAGGTTCAGGAAGTAGACCGCCGCACCCACCCCCACGACATTCAAGAGGATCAGGCCGAGCATGCCCGGCGTCAGGCCCGCAACAACGGTGCTGATGCCGGGACCGGCGAGCTGCGTCGTGCTGATCGGCAGGTGCGTTGGCTGGTGATCGACCATCATCCTTCCCTCCACGGGCAGGGTGTGGCTCACCAGACCAGATTGTAGATGATGTAGATGACGACGGCGAGGCCGACGATCGCCAGCAAGCGGTACCAGATCAGTTCCTCGCCCTCGATCACGCTTCGCTGCCACCGGTTGGCGTTCCCGTCGCGGTCAGGAAGACGCGCCTGACATTGTCTGGCTGGGCGATGCGCCAGTCGGCGTGGCGAATGCCGAGAATGGGAAGCTTCGGCTTCCTGACGATCGACACCCGATCAGACTGGTTGCCGCCCAAGATGTGGTAGGAGGTCTTGTCCTCGCCGACATACATGGCGACGTGTCCACCCGACCCTCTGGCGAACACGAGGACGTCACCCAAGAGCGCCGGGCCGTCACGCTCGATTCCCCAGTTCAACCAGTCACGCGCCCACAGCGGGTTCGGCGGACGCGCCCAGTGCGCCCGCTTGGCGGTCACCGCCATGTACAAGCCGCACCACGGAATCGAATCGGTCGAGTAGGCGCCGATCCCACATTCCATCGCCCATGCCGTGATCCTCGGATTGTTCTTCGTCCCCGGCGCCTCGACGGTGCCGTGGAGCGCAATCGCCTCCTTCAGCATGCGTGGCCCGGGCTCCTTCTCCAGCCACCGGTATTTCAGAGGCAGGGGGGTTGCCATTTCACGTCACCCGGATGATGGCGCGAGTTGCGCTGGCGGGCGGGAAGACAATGGTGAAATCACCGCCGACAGAAGTCTTGTCGGCCAAGAAGTCGAGCACCGCGACGGCCAAGTTGCTGCCGCTGGTTGGCGTACTGTTGTAGATCAAGGCACCCCTCGCCGTGATCGTGCTTGCCGCCCACGTCACGTCGGCGAAGTCGACCAGAGCGGTCGATCCCGACAGGCTTGGCATCGATGCCGAGATGGTCAGGGCATTGCCCGCCGTCGTATAACCACCGCCGCTCGCTACTTCAGCCGTCGTGATATAGCTGGTGGTATTGGCGTTGAGTCCCGCCGCAGACGTATACAACGCGATCTTGAAGGCGTCGCCGGTCGAGGTGGTGAAGTCGTGCAGCCCTTGCAGCAAGTCCCGCTTGAATGAATTGCACGCCCAGTTCCCGGTGAAGGCCACGCCTACCTCCCCAATGTCTGAACGAAGGCAGCAGCGTCGTACAGGCCTGCTGCCTTGAGGCGGGCAATGATCGTGTCATGGTCGGACGCGATCGCGCTACGAATGCCTCTCAGCACGACTTCCCGCATCTGATCTTGATACGCCATCGCCTGCGCCCTGATGTGCGGCGTCGCCGTCTCGGAGACATGGATCAGCTTGTTAACGATACTATCAGCGTAGAACTCCGGGGGATGACCGCCGCCGCTGGTAGTGGCGACAGAAACCTGACCTACGTCAAGAAGCCGCATGCCGTTCATGGGATCTCGACCTTGTAGTTGTGATGGGTCCACTCCTCGTCGAAGTCGTCGGTGAAGACGCCGGCCGTGACCGAGATCGAGCGGCTCTCACCGATCACCTCGACGGTGGTCGCGGCGGCAAGATCGGGTGGCAGGGTGAAGGTGCCGGTGACGACGGTGCGAGGCGTGGTCGGCGGGTCTGCCGCCGGGGTGATCGGGGTGACGGCCGCCAGCGGCTTCAGCACGACAGCGCAGAGTGCGCCAGCATCCAAGTTGGTGACCGCATCGACCCCGACCCGCAGGCTACCGATGACACTGGTGGTCGCCCAAGCGCAATCGAGGAAGGAGTTGTTGGTCGGATTGTCCAGCGTCGTGAGGTTCTTCCACGCAGTGACTGCGCCATTGGCAGACCCAGTTGTCGAGAAGCCGAAGTAGGCGACCACCAGATCGCCTTCGCGGTTGGTCAGCATTGGCGTTTCGACAGGAACCTCCTCAATCTGCGCCGATGTCGCCGCGCTATCGCGGATCGGATCGGCGGTATCGACACCCTTCCAGAAGGTCAGGGTGAGTTGCGAGTCGGTCACGATTGGGTCGGTGCCGATCCAGTCCCAATCCGCCGTCAAGCCCGCCCCAACGTCGGGATTGACCATGTAGAACAGGGCAGTCATCCAGCCGTGGACCTTGTCGGCACTCTCCAGCTTGACCATCGGCGTCATCACGCCGCCCTTCATCATGCTGACCGTCTCGAAAACGCCGGTCCCGTCCAGATTCGCGTTGGCGATGACACCAGCCAAGACGAGGGTACAGTCGCCGGGAACGGTGAAGGTGCCGAAGAATGTGCCGGTGTTGGATGCGGAGCCGGTCGTCCTGAACAGGCTGCCGGTCTGCTCAACGGTGCTGGTAACTGCTTCCAGCGTCGCCGCCTTGATCACCGCAGCGATGATCGCCGCCTCTGTCGCAACCGAGATGTTCTCGACCCCGATCGTGCAATCGCCATCCGGCGATCCCGTCGCCAGCGCCGCCTCGGCAATGCCGGAATGGGTCAGTTCCTGAAGCCCGGTGGCGTGGTGCCATGTGTTGACCTTGGCAGTGCCGTCCGCTCCGGGGTTACGCATGCCGCAGAAGGCGAGCACCTTGTCGCCGTCGGCAATCTCCACGTCGGACGTCTCGATCAGGATCGGGGTTTCCAGCGCGAAGCCGGTATCCTGCACGCCGTCGCCATCTCGTACCGGATTATTGAGATCGACGCCGCGCCAGAAGGTGACGGCGACCACCAGTGCGCCATTGCTGGCGACGCCCGACCAGTTCCACTTGAGCGACTTGCTGGCCCCGATGTCGGGTTCGTCGAGGTAGAACATCGCGCTCTGCCACGAGGCCCCGCTGGCGTCGCCGCCGGTCACCTTGGTCATGGTGGCATCGGTCGCGCCCTTGGTGAAGGTCATTGCGTCGAAGCCGTTAGCCGTGCCGTGCAGACCCGACACTCCAACCACCACCAGTTCAGTGTCAGCCGGGACGGTGATGGTACTCGACACCGTTCCACTATCGGACGTGTCAGAGATCTGGAACTGGAGCGTCGTGCCCAACTGTTCAATGTCGGAGTCGCCACGTCCGGGGAACGGCGCGGTGATCGACACCCCGGCGAAGATGTAGGCGAAACCGTCGAAGGCCTTGAGCAGCGTGTCAACATCGCTGGTGCCGAAGTCCCACGTATAGGTCGGGCCATCGATCACCTCGGCGAGGTCGTGGACCTCCGTGGTTGTTGCCGTGACCTGACCCCTGACCGCCGTGCTGGTCTGATCGGTGACCGAGTAGAACGGACTGACGCCGTCGCTGTTGTGCTGGAAGAACAGGACGTAGCGGGCCTGATGACGGATTGCCGACCATGCCGCCCCGGTGATCTCCGGCAACGTAATTGCCCGGCCTGTCCCTCCGAATTGGGCACTCAATGAGTCCCCGGTTTCGACTACCACCCCGTACGGCTTGAGGTTCTCCGGGTCTTGATGACTCCGCAACAGGTCGGCCGTCCAGCCGTAGGTCGCGGCGCGCTGTGCATCTGCGGGGTCGTCCGAACCGGGCCAGAAGGGGCTGCTGATGTATTCATTGAAGCTATTGGTCACAGCAGAGTAGGCGTACATGTCAGCGCTGTTGACATCCATGATCTGCAGCATCTGATGGACATCGGCTAGCGGTTGCCAGAACGTCAGGCCGAGCAGTCCCTTGCCAACATTCAAGCTGGTGAAACGACCGTCGTCATACGAGGCGAACGTGGCGTGGAGGCTCTGGACGTAGGCCAGATCGGCGAACATATCCGGCTCGTCGGTAGTATGCCAGCAATTGACCAACGGATTGTCGTCTTGGTCCTGCGCATCGACTTCATCCAGCGTGAACCCGCCCGGAGCGCCCTGCGGCCGCACG